GTCCGTGGCGCTACCCGTTGCGGTCACGCCAGATGCAGGGGGAGTGGCGCTGGACGGCTACGCGCCGTCCGCTCTGGTACCAGTTAACGTTGCGCCAGAGACGGGATCGCTAACGCTAGACGGCTACGCGCCGTCTATTGCCGCCGCTGACAATATCGTTGTCACTCCAGCAATGGGCGAGGCACTCGCGAGCGGATTTGCACCGTCCCTCGCCGTGCCTGTTGCGGTCGCGCCAAGTACGGGAGCTATCGACTGCGACGGGTTGGCTCCCTCGGTGTCGCTCCCCGTGGTCGTGCGTCCCAGCACGGGAGCCGTCACGGTCGCGGGCTATGCGCCGTTTGTCGCGCTGCCCCGTGTTGTCACGCCAGATGTCGGCGGGTTGTCCGCGACGGGCTATGCCGGAGTCGTCCGGCTCCCCGTGGTGCTACATCCCGACACGGGCGCGGTTGCGACGGATGGCTACGCGCCGAGCGTTGCGGCGACAACGGACAGCTATGTATATCCCTCACGCGGCACGGTCACGGCGACGGGGTATGCGCCATCGGTATCGCTCCCCGTCGTCGTCGCGCCGGAGAGTGGGGACGTTGCCGTGTTGGGGTATGCTCCGACCGTCAACGTCAGTTTTCTTTGGACGGCAACACCAGCAACCGCGCCGCTCATTACGGCCCTTTCCGCTGTCGCCATCGCTGGCGTGACGGCTGGAGAGGCCATCAGTACTGCCCTAATCACCGCGAGCGCCACCGCCAGCCCTGAGCCGGAATAGGATTATGAGCGAAACCCCTGATCTCCTCACCGTTGGCGTGGATAATCGCATCGAGCTGCAAGCTCTCTACGATGCCGACACCGCCAACTATATCAATGACGCGACGGTCACGCATACCCTTTATGACTCCGATGGGGCGATTGTGGATGGCGAGGACGACCGCGTATGCGAGTACGTGATCGACTCGGACGGCACATATCGCGCCACCATCCCCGTCACCGCGCTGATTGAGCCAGAGCGGGCCTATCGTGGGATTTACACGGTCGTCAGCGGCCCGAAGACGTATCAATTCCGCGTGGATTACCTCGGCGTCTTTCCGGCCCTCTGATGCCAACCGCCAAGCAACGCGCCGCGCTCGCCGCGCTCGAACGCATTACGGGCCGCACTAGCGCCCCGATTGCCGCTGCGTTGCTCCGCGCTATCCGGCGTATTCTGGATGATACGACCCTCGCGGAATTGGCGCGGGTCATCGAGCAGTCCGGCGCGGACGGTGCGGTCGCTTATTTGCTCTCGGATGAGCGTATCGTCACGCTCTCCACGCCAGCGCGAAACGAACTGCTCACCGCCGCCGCCTTGTCGGGGGGTCGGGCGCTCTTGTCCGTCATCCCCGCCACCAGCGCCGCAGGGGTATTCAATATTCTGGACGCCCGCGTGATTGAGGCCGTCCGTGCGCTGGATGGTCGAGTAATGCGCCCGTTTTTTACGGGGGTGCAGCAAACGATTCGCCAGAGCGTCGAAGCGGGGTTGGTGGCGGGGATCAATCCGCGAGAGATGGCACGCGGCATCCGCGAGACCGTCGGGCTGGCCCCGAATATGGCGGAAAACGTTGCCAACTTCCGCGCTGCGCTGGAGAGCATCGGAAGCAACAAAGATGCCCTCGGCTACGCCTTGCGGGACAAACGCTTCGACGCCACCCTTAGGGCAGTCCGTGCGGCGGGGGCCAAGCTGACCCCCGCGCAAATTGAGACGATGGTGGCGCGGTACACCGAACGTACTGTCGCGTGGCACGCGGAAACAGTCGCCCGTACGGCGGCGCTGGACGCCAACAAGCTCGGGCAAGAGCTAGCGTTCCGTCAGGCGGCTGAGGCGGGGCTGGTAGATGAGGACCGACTCGTAAAGCGATGGGTGACTACCCTCGACGGACGCGAGCGCGAGACGCACGCCGCGATGAATGGGATCGAGGTGCCGTATAGCGAGCCGTGGATTTTGCCCGATGGCTTAGTCGAGATGTACCCCGGAGAGGGGGAGTACAACTGCCGATGCGCCCAAACGTATCGGCTCTTGCCGCGCCGTCAGGCGAGCGCGGCGTAACCGGGGCGCACGCCCCCACACTCACTAGGTGAGACGCAATGCCGATCGAAAAGTATGACAGCCAAGACGCCATCCCAGAGGATGTGCGCGACCTCGCACTCCCGCTCGCGGACGGCACGTTCGCGATCGTGCGCGAGGAAGATGTGAGCGGCCTCAAGGCCAAGAACACGGAACTGATCGCCAAAATGAAGGCCGAAAAAGCCCGCGCTGACGAACTCGCGTCCGCGAAGGCAGAGGCAGAGCTGGCGGCGAAGGGGCTGTTAGAGCATAAGCAGCGGTGGGACGCCGATATTCTCGCTCCTATTAAGACCCGCGCCGAACAGCTCGAAGCCGAGAACCGACATCTCAAGCTGGTGACGCCGGTCAAGGACGCGCTTCGCGCCGCTGGCGTGATTGCGCCCGACGATGCGTGGCGCTTGGTCGGGGATCACTTCGACCTGACCGACGACGGACGGCCTATCCTGAAGGACAACCCCACGGCTGACATCGGCAAGTGGGCGAAAGAGTCGTTGGCGAAAGAAAAGCCGTGGCTGTTCGCCGCGACGGATGCGAGCGGCGGCGGGGCGGCGGGATCGCGCCGCGCCGCTGGAACACCAGCCGCCAAGCACCCGCGAGACTGGACGGCGCAAGAGCGGGCGCAGTACGCCGCGACACACGGTATGGCGGCATTGAACCAGTTGGTCTCGAACGCAACGACCGCCGAACTTGCCGAGCAACGCAAAAAGGCGTAAATTGCGTGTAGTGCGCGGTCAGGCCGCGCCTCTCGTTGGCTATTCGGGCCGTGGGCCTACATACATAGCAGGTGCGCTAGGCGCACGCTGAGGACTGGGGGAATCCCTGTTCCACGGCGTGCGCTTTCCTGTTGCACGCCACCACACACACACCAGAGGACATAGGACAATGGCAGAGACGACGATTAGCGATATGCAGATTTTTAACACCGAGTTTTACACGGGTTCGACGGAATCGGTCGCGCAGGCGACGGACTTCCTGAATGCGAACTCGCTCGGTGCCATCACCTATGCGCCCGTCGCGGCGCGTGGCGACTTCAAGAAGGCCGCGTTCTGGAACTTTGTGGACCTGGTGCAGCATCGCGACGACACCTCCACGTCAGCGCAGACGCCCGCGACGATGGGCGAGGGCTTGGCGCAGTGGGTCAAAGTGAAGCGTATGGCGAAGGTCGTCCGCATCACTGAGGACGCGCTTAAGTCCACGGGTCGCACGCTTGCCGATGCCGTCCGCGCCTATGGCGCTCAGGTCGGTGCGCAGAAGGTGCAGGATGCGCTGAATCTTGGCCTGTTGGCGGCGAACGCGGCTGTTGGCACGGTGTCGGAGCTGAACGCGACGGGCTATAGCGCGGGCGCGATGAGCCGTGCCGCGCTGAACGCGATGCTTGGCAAGTTTGGCGACCGCCGGAACGCGGTGCGCGTGTTTGCGATGCACAGTTCGCCCTACGCTGGCCTCTTGGGCGACCTCATCACGTCCGGCGTGTCGGGCCTTGAGGACACGGTTAGCGTGAACGGCGCGATTCCCGCCACGCTTGGCAAGTCGGTGATTGTCACGGATTCGCCAGCGTTTGTCGATGACAGCGGATCGGATACCCTCTACTCGACGCTCGGCCTGGTGCAGGGCGCGATTACGCTGGAAGAGTCCGACCTTGAGTCGTTCGCCATCGAGCGAGTGACGGGCCTCGGCAACATCGCCTACGATATGCAGGCGGAGTGGGCCATCACCATTGGCATCAAGGGCTTTGCGTGGGACGACACCCGCAACCCGTCTGACGCTACGTTGGCGGTCGGCGGCAATTGGGCCAAGGTCGCGACCTCGCACAAGGACTGCGCGGGTGTCCGCGTGGTGACGCTGTAAGGTGAGTCTCCATATCGCGGTCCACGCCCGCGATAGTCGCCCGGGGCCAGCGGCACTTGCCGCTGGCCTTTGGGCGTTAGGGCTGTCGTATGAAGTCCGCGTCCCGATGGTACGGGATGTGTCAATCGTCAAAAACGCCACGGCGGCAATCGTGGAAAACATTCGGGGCGCGTGTGGGATGGTGTACGAGCAGTACCGCGCCCGTGGGGTTGATGTGTGGATTCTGGAGCTTCCGCGCTTGCGTATGGCGTCTGGCAAGGATGCCAATATGGAAACGCTGAGCTATGGCCTGTACCGGAATACGCTGCATTGGCTCCCGCTTGCGACTGGTAATCGCGTGTCGGTCTTCGGCCCGATTAAGCGCCGTAAGAAGGACTATGTGCTGGTCTGTGGTCAGAAGCAGAACGACACCTCGCACAATATGGACGCCGACGGGATGGCGCGGTGGGCCGAGGGGGCGGTTGCGGTCGCACGGCAGTACGGCCTCCCCGTCATCTATCGCCCGCACCCGCGATCCGTCGGCACTATCCGCCAGTCATTCGGGGCCGACGGCTACTCGGACCCCGCCGAAGAAACGATGCGAGGGGCGCTCTGGAAGGCGGCGGCGGTCGTGGTGTACAACTCAACCGCTGGCGTGGATGCCATTGATGCAGGCGTTCCCGTGCTGTACACGGCCCAGCCCGAATCGTGCGCCTATCATCAGTACGCCGCGCCGCTTGGCTCGCCCATTAAGACGCTGACCGCCGTCGAGCGGGAAACGTGCCTGCTCCGCTTTGGGGCGACCCAATGGACGCGGGAACAACTTGCGGACGGCACCGCGCTCGGCTGTGCGCTCTTGGGACGCCCCTATCCGACCGCTGAACTCTTCGAACTCGCCAAGCCTGACGCCGACGCCGCGCACGATCTTGCGCTGGCGTGCGGCAAGCAATACGCCGCGCTCGACGCGCAGGGAGTAACCTTATGAGCGTGATTGTCATCGCCACGCCTGGCGCGGCAGATGCGAACGCCTACGGTACGGTATCCGCGACGGATGCCTACCTTGATGCCCGTCCCAATGCCGATGCGTGGACGGATGCGGTCGCGGACACTCGCGCCCGTGCGCTGATCCAAGCCCAGCGGATGCTGTCGCCGCTCGCGTGGGCAGGGACGCAGGCCACCAGCACGCAGGCGCTCGCGTGGCCCCGTGTTGATGTGCCCGTGCCGGGATTGGGCGATACCACCTATGCGGGCGATATTATCCCGCCGCCCCTGTTCGCCGCGTCCGCTGAACTGGCGCTAGAGATCGTCCGCGCTGGGACATCCGACATCGGCACGACGGAGGGGCAAAACGTTAAGCGCGAGAAGGTGGACGTGCTGGAGGTCGAATACGTCGATCCCGCCGACCGCGTGACGGGCCTTGCGACCTATCCTCGCGTGATGGAGTTGGTTGCGCCCCTGCTTGCCAACGGCGGCTCGGCGCAACTGCGGGTTGTCCGCGTATGAAGTACGCCCCCCAAGCGCGAGGCGCTGAGGGGCTAATCGCCCGTAAGGGGGCGCTCGTTACGCTCACCCGTGGCGAGGGCGGCTACGACCCCGTGACGGGCCAGCACGCCCCATCGTCGCAGGTCACGTCGAGTGTTGCCGTCGCCAAGAAGCCGAGCGGGGCCGACGTGACGCGCTTTCAGGCGCTCTCGCTAGTGCCGCTCCCTACAGTGCTGCTTATCGTCGCAGGGCGTGCGCTTGCCTTTGCGCCGCTCCCGAACGACCGCATCGAATGGGGCGGGCAGACGTACACCGTCCGCGATGTCGCCACGCTGGCCCCAGATGGCACGGGCGCAATCCTCTATTCCGTGGCGGCGAGCCAATGAGCTACACGGACGACCTCGCCCGCTGGCGCAAGCGGCTAGAGCAAACGCTGCAAGATGTCACGGTCGCCTCGGCCCTCAAGGCGCACGAGTCCATCGTCGCAGGGTCGCCGCTCACGGGTGCGCCCGGACAGCCCGTGGATACGGGATACCTCCGGTCGTCGTGGGTGTTAGGCATCGGTGGAACGCCCGCGTTCCGTGTGGACGGCGACGGCAAAGATGCGCCGCCAAAGGGCACGGGCACCGCGACACCGCCATCGCCGCCGCAGTTTGTTGGCGCAGAACGCTACAAGGCCGAACTGGTCACAAACGTACGATATGCGCCCTACATCGAGGACGGCTTGCGCGGTCAGCGGTCCACAGTCGGCGGCCCCGGCTCCGTCAAACTTACCCGCGCCGCGTGGCCTCGGATCGTTGCCGATGCGGTGCGCGAACAAGGCGGTGGGCGATGATTAAGCACCTGCTCGTCCAGCGGGCGGTACGCTCGCACCTCTTATCGCTCACCGTCGCCTCGACGAGCGGCGTCAATCTCTCCGGCATCTCTGGCGGCTACTCGCGGGCGTCGGGGTCGTTCCTCGCGGATGGCTACGCCATCGGGCACGAAATTGTCGCGGCGGGGTTCACCTCGCCCCTGCTCAACGGCTCCAAGATTATCACGGGCGTCTCCGCGAGTACACTCACGGTCGCCGGCGGCGGCGCGGTCGAGTCGTCGGGGTCCGGTCGCACGATTACCTGTGGCCTTCCGACGCGGCGAGCGTGGGAGGGGATGCCGTTCACCCCGACCGAAGGCGCTCCCTACGTCTCCGAACTCTACCTCGGTGGCCCGCAGACGGTGATCACCGTGCAGGCCGTCGGGGGCGAGGTCGAAGCTACGCCAATCTATCAAGTCACGATCCGCGCCAAATCAGGCGTCGGCGTGGACGCGCTGGCGACCTATGCGGATGCGCTGTTAGCGCATTTCACGCCGGGCCTTTCGCTCGCGATGGCAGACGGAAACTCGGTGCGGGTCCGTGCGGATACCGCGCCCTATCGTAGTACGCTGGTACTGGACTCTCCCGGATGGGCGGCCCTGTCCGTCGCTATCCCGCTTCGCAGTTACACCACCACAACGTAAGAGGACACGATTATGTCGCTCCAATCAGGCCGCGCCGTCTCGGTGCGCTACAAGGTCCAGTCGGGCCTCGGCACCCCCGCCTCCGGCTCAGGCGGCAAGGAACTTCCGTTCGCCCCGTCGGGCGGTATTGCGCTTGCAAAGGCCACCATCGCGGACCCGACCGTTCGGGCCGATGGGATGACGCTGCTTGCCCGCCACGGCTCGCGCTCGGTGGCGGGAAGCTATGACGCGGTAGCGCGGCTCTCGGCGCTGGACGAAATCATTGAGGCGATTCTTCGTGGAACGTGGACGGCTTCTGCTACGCTGGATGAGGCCGACTTTACAAGCATCACGACGACGACTAGCACCATTGTCTTCACGTCTGGCTCGCCCATCGCGCTCGGCGTGCGGCGCGGGATGGTGATTCGGTTGCAGGACCACGCCAGCGCGGGCAACAACGACCGGAACCTGACGGTGACGGATGTTAGCACGACCACGATCACGGTCGCGGAAACCCTCACGTCAAACGGCACACCGGATACCGACTGCGCCATTGTGTTGCCCAAGTATGTGTACACGGCGGCGACTCCCGTGGATCGATATTTCACCATTGAGCAGTATTATCAGGACGTGGACCGCTCGCTCGTCGGCACGGACTGCGTGTTCTCCTCGCTCTCGTTGGCGCTCCAGCCCGACTCGACCGCGATGCTCTCCATTGGCACCGTTGGGATCGATATGACGAGCAAGAACGCGGGCGATGCGCCGTACCTGACCAGCCCGACGACCTATTCCTCGCGGGCGATGGTTAGCACCGACGCAAAGATCATCGTGGATGGCGCGGCGGTGACGGACCTCACGGGCCTCAACTTCTCGTATGATTTAACGGCGGCGACTACGCCGATGGTCGGGACGACAACCTCGCCCGACGTCTTCAAGAATCAGGCGACCCTCAGCGGCTCGTTCTCGGCGCTTCGCTCCGATCTCGCCCGCTGGGGCGCGTTTGACGCGGAGACGCAGGTGGGCATTGCGTTTACGCTCATTGAGCCAGAGTCGGAGCCAAAGGATTTCCTTTCCTTCTACATCCCGCTCGCGACCTACTCATCGTCGGACGCGCCGCTCGGTGGCGATAACGCAATGGTCGAGACGCTGAACTTCTCGGCCGGCTTGGCGAATACGACTGGTACGGCGGCGACGATGTTGCAGGTGTGTACGTCGGCGGCGTAAGGTAGCACAACGGGGCGCGTACACGCCGCGTCCCGCGTAGGGTGGTGAGACAATGACAGGACTTCCCAAGCCCGCCGTGCCGAAGTGATTCGGGCGTGTCGCGGCGGGTGCGGGACTCCCCACACACGGACAGGACACTATGGCGGGACTCGACATTACCACAGTCGCGGCGCTCTATGAGGCCGATAGCGACGGCACCACCTTTCCCGTGCTAGACGAGCAGGGGAACCCCTACGGCACCGATGACGCGCCCGTGACCATTACGGTCTTGGGCAAGCGGTCGCGGGCCGTGCGAAAGGCGCAGATGAAGAACGCGCTCGCCTACTCCGAACGTAAGACCGACGCAGAACCCACCCTTGACGAAACGCTCGATGCGGTCGAGTCGGGGAATATCGAGGTCGCGATCGCGGCTACGTCGGGCTGGGTCGGCATTGTTGCGGATGGGGAATCGGTGCCGTGTACGCCCGACAATGCGCGGCGACTCTACGCGGTCGCCCCACATATCGTTACGCAAGTCGTGAGGGCGATGTCGTCGCGTGATGCCGACTTTCGCACGAGCAGCGCAAGCGGTAGTGGCTCACGTCGAGCATCTGGGGACGCTCTCGCAGGCGCAGTCGGACGGCAGGCCACTGAGGGATCACCTCGCAATGCTGCCACGCGGTCACGCAGGCCGCGCCGCGCTTGAGGGGCCAAGTGTCCCCGTGCCGATGCGCTACCTCATTGACTGGTGGCACGAGGTCGGCACGGGGCGTGGGTCGGGCGGGTGGGGGCCAGCGGCGATTAGCTGGCAGGATGTCGAGGCGTGGGCACGGGTGACGCAGACGCCAGTGAGTGGGGCCGAGGCGGTGGTATTGTTGCGAATGGATCGGGTATTCTTGGCGGCGGCAATGCCGCCCGAACGTAAGAGGGCTAGCTAAATGGACATCGCCACGCTGGGACTCAAGATCGACGCCTCTGGAGCCATTCAGGGGGTTGGGGAAGTCGATGCCAAGCTGAAGGCCCTAGAGTCGCGGTCGGCGGCAGTCGGTGGCGTTCTCAGGACGGCGTTCTTGGCTGGCGGTGCGGCGGTGGCTGGTCTTTCCGCGCTCATTATCAAGAATACCGCCGAAATGGACAAGGCGACTGCGCAACTCGACGCGGTGCTAAAGTCCACCAAAGGTGCGGCGGGCCTGACGCGGGATGCCCTACAAGACGCAGCGGCGCAGTTCCAGCGGATGAGCGTGTACGGCGACGATGCGGTGATGTCCGCGCAGGCGCTGCTTTTGACGTTTACCAATATCAAGGGCGACCAATTCAATGCCGCCACGCAGGCCATTCTTGATATGGCGACGGCGATGGGTGGCGACCTGAAGAGCGCGACGATTCAGGTTGGCAAGGCGCTAAACGATCCGGTGCTGGGCGTATCGGCGCTGGCGAAGGCGGGTGTTCAGCTCACGAAAGAGCAGAAGGCGTTGGTCGAACAGATGGTCGCGGTCGGGGATGTTGCGGGAGCGCAAAAGATTATCCTCGGTGAGCTAGAGACGCAGTTTGGTGGGAGCGCGAAGGCCGCTCGCAATACGATGGGCGGGGCGCTTGCGGCGCTGAAAAATGCGTTTGGTGACTTGCTGGAAGTGCCCGGTATTATCCGGCCTATCGTTGAAGGGCTAAACGCGCTTACCGATTTGCTGTCCTCGCCTGCCATCAAACAAGCCATTAGCGAGTTTGTTCAAGGAGCAATCATTAACCTTGGGGCACTCGCGGCGACGATTGCGGAGCTGGTACGACTTTCGGCGGCTGGTCT